AGATTGACTTGGGGTGAACGGTCTCCCGTTGGTCGCCTTCTCTATGGTGTCCGCTTGCAATGTGCCGTGGGTCTAATCTCATACACGGACGAGGGCATTGTCTTGGTGGAGGGGGTGGGGGGAAAACTGGCGCGTCCACGTAGGCATCAGGTCTCCTACAAACATTTTTCCTTCTCAAGGCTCGATAAAAAAAGTATAGTGTGAAATATATTTTTTAGTTCAAAAGGCTCGATATGTCTGATTACGATGATAGCTTTATCCCTGCCGCCTACAATACGGTGATGGAGAAGTTCATGGTTGACGGAGAATCCAACGAGGTTAATGTTCCTTTTGAGTTCCTTGCTGTGCTAAAGGAGGGTCTTGATCGTTATTCTGCTCAACGCCCCGGACAGTCTGAGTTCTCACTGGCTGCTGTTGATTTTCCCTTTATTGATTCCCTTCCTGATTTCATCCCCTTCTTAACTGCTAAGATCTCCCCCAACGGCGGGTATGATATTTATTCGGAAGACCGAGAGTTGAACAACATCTCTTATATTATTCCTTCTGAGTTCCAACGCTTTGGTGAGTTCTTTGACGCAGAGCCAGATCTTGAGAACAACCGCTTGCCTGTCGGCCCTCTTTCAAACAGATCTCTTTCGGCAGCGCAGGATTCTGTAAAGCGTAGTTTTGATGAAATGACCCCCACCAGCGATTACAACTCCCTTAACTTCCTTCAAGCACAGAAGCGCTATGAGGATGAGGGTTCTGATGAGTTTGAGTGGCGCGGAGATCGTTACTCTACTAAACCAGTTCCATTTGGTGCTGATCGCACTAGGGGTATAATACAACCCCTGCAAGAGATGAACATTCCTGAACAGGTCAAACAAGACCCGCTCGGTGCAGACTTTACTGGACAGATGAGGCCGGTAGATGAGTAAGAAGACGCGCGCTGGTATTAAGAACCTTAAGTGCAATAAACCGAAACGAACTCCTAGCCACCCAAAGAAGTCGCACGTTGTGAAGGCTTGCGAGGGAGGGAAGGAAAAGATTATCCGTTTTGGTGAGCAGGGTGCTTCTACTGCTGGTAAGCCGAAGGCTGGAGAGTCAGCGCGCATGAAAGCAAAGCGGCGTAGCTTCAAAGCGCGTCACAGAAAAAATATTGCCAAAGGCAAGATGTCTGCGGCATACTGGGCTAACAAGGTTAAATGGTGATTGATATGCCTCAAGTTGGTAAAAAGAAGTTCCCCTATACTCCTGCTGGTATTCGCAAGGCTAAAGAAGCTGCGAAGAAGGAGAAAAAGGATAAGAAGTCTATGTTGAAAGGATATGGTAAATGAGCAAGCTTTATAAGATTGATGGTTCGGAATACATCAGCAAAGATTATTTCGTTCTTCCTGATGGTCGCCCTCACTCAGGCAAGTCGTTCACTACTGATAGTGTTCGTCTCTTCACGGAAGAGGAACTTACTGATCGCGGCGTGAAGGCAGTAGCCCATGTGCCGGAGAAGCGCGTTCAAAAAGTAAAAACAAAAAACACCCCCACCTCCTTGCGTAAGTTGAAGGAAGAAGAGAATGGCGGTTAATGAAGCCGGAAACTACACCAAGCCGGGGATGCGTAAGAATCTTTTCGAGAAGATTAAACGCGGTGGCAAAGGTGGCTCGCCGGGGCAATGGTCTGCACGCAAGGCTCAGATGCTCGCGCGTCAATACAAGGCTCGTGGTGGAGGCTATACTAGCTAATGAAAGCCCCGCAAAAATCACTCCGCGCTTGGACAAAACAGAAGTGGCGGACTAAATCAGGCAAGCCTAGCACCCAAGGGCCGAAGGCTACTGGTGAACGCTACTTGCCAGAGAAGGCAATCAAAAGCTTGAGCGACGAAGAGTATGCTCGCACCACCGCAAAGAAACGTGCGGCTCGTCGTGCTGGCAAGCAGTTCTCAAAACAACCGAAAGGTATTGCTGAAAAGACGCGGAAACATCGTCGTGTCTAAGCAAGAAACTCGCAAGCTTCGAAGAAAAGCAATCAAGATGCAGAACAATAGTTCGCGCAAGATGCACTTTTCAGAAGCTATGCAGGAGGTAAGGAAGGTAACAGATGAGTTTTCTACACGCAATTAGTGAGCAAGAGCGTCGAGTCTTACGCAACATAGTCAAGAAGGTTCACCTCAAGCATCACCCCCAAGAGTTCTGCACTGACTATGAAGCTGACAAGCTTATCTCGATTATCGCTCCTGATGTGGTTGAGCGTCTAATCAAAGTCGGCGTGGATCATAAAATTGACGAACTTTAAGTATAAGCCGGATGGCGATGTCCTAAAGGAGTTTATGAAAGATGATACTTTCTTTCGTGGTATTCGCGGCCCTGTTGGTTCTGGTAAGTCTGTGGGCTGCTGCGTTGAAGTATTTCGCAGGGCATTAGCACAGCAAAAGAATGATGATGGCATACGCCGTTCTCGCTGGGCTATCATTCGTAACACCAACCCACAGCTAAGAACTACGACTATCAAGACTTGGCTTGACTGGTTTCCCGAAGACCAGTGGGGAAGGTTTCAATGGTCAGTCCCCTATACGCATCACATCAAGCAAGGCGACCTAGACCTTGAGGTTATCTTTCTTGCTCTCGATAGACCAGAGGATGTAAAGAAACTTCTGTCATTGGAGTTAACTGGCATTTGGATTAACGAGGCGAGGGAATTGCCTAAGTCAATCATTGACGCTTGCACCATGCGTGTTGGTCGTTTCCCCTCTATGCGAGATGGAGGCCCCACATGGACTGGCGTGATTGCTGATACCAATGCCCCAGAAGAAGACCATTGGTGGCCTATTATGTCTGGCGAAGTTCCTGTCCCTGACCATATTTCTGCTGATGAAGCGCGTATGATGGTGAAGCCGGACAACTGGAGTTTTTACACACAGCCTGCGGGAATGGTAGAAGAGAAAGATAAAGAAGGCTCTATCCAAGATTATGTGCCAAACAAACAGGCAGAGAATCAAAAGAACATGATGAAGAGCTACTACCCCAACCTTATCAGGGGTAAGACTAAAAGCTGGATTGATGTCTATGTTATGAATAAGCTAGGACAGATAAATGATGGGAAGCCAGTATATCAAATGTTTGCACCAGACTTACACATCGCTAAAGAAGAAATACCTGTCGCTGCTGGAGTTCCGATCTTTATTGGTCTTGACTTTGGGCTTACTCCTGCTGCTGTGTTTGGTCAGCGTGTTCGTGGTCGTTGGTTGATACTTCAAGAGATTGTTGCTTTTGACATGGGCATCGTGCGGTTTGCAGAGTTACTTAGGCAGGAGATTGCCACACGCTATAGTGGGTGTGAGGTAAATATTATTGGTGACCCTGCTGGTGACTTCCGCGCGCAAACGGATGAAAGCACTCCGTTCCAAGTGCTTCGGGGTGCTGGTCTTACTGCGCGTCCAGCACAATCCAACGATGTTTCCTTGCGTATTGAGGCTGTGGCTGGCACACTTAACCGTTTGGTTGAGGGCAAGTCGGGTATCTTAATAGACCCGCGATGCAAAGAGTTGATCAAGGGTTTTGATGGTGGCTATGGGTATCGGCGTATGCAGGTGTCCGGCGAGCGTTACGATGACAAGCCCGATAAGAATAGGTTCTCTCATATACATGATGCTTTACAATACTTAATGCTTGGTGGTGGTGAAGGCCGTGAAGTCCTCGGAAATAACAAGACCGCTAAACCGTTTACTATGAAGCGGGACTTTGATATATTTACACGGAAACCCAAGCAAGCGAAACAAAGTTTTTGGAATAGGATGAAGTAATGGGCAGACCTACTCAATTAGATGCACAGCGCAGAGAGGCTAGTAGGCAAAGACGCATGAAAGAGTATAATCTTGGTGCTGGTTTAGATCCAAGAACAAAAGAGCTTACTGATAAACTTTATCAACCCACTAGATTTACAACTATGAGCAGGCGAGGTGGCAACACCGAAGAAAGCTTAAACAAAGCCGCATATCAAAAAAATGTAAGTTTTATTCAAAAATACTCTGTTCCGGAAACTATGTTTGCCGAAGCTGCTGCTGCTGGTGTTGACCCAAGAACCATTGAGGCATTAAGAAAACAATCTGACAAAGCTAGGGCGGATGCCTTAGAAATACGCAGTAAGTCTCGCTCACCGGGAATGGTTGGCGCAGTGTATGGCGGCAGATTAAAAAATATTGGATCTACTGTTGGTTTGATTGCCGAGGACTTGCGCGGACAACTTAAGTCTGATGTCCAAAAGCAACCTGAGTTTCAAGAAATTCGTCGCCGCAGAGAAAAGGCAGTAGAGCAAGCTACTGTTGGTATGCGGCGTAAACGAGGCAAGGCATCATTATTGTCCGGCGAAGCTGGCGGTGCTGGCTTCTTTCAGAGGTATTTTACATAATGGCATTTGACAACGCATTAAAGGCAATGAGAAAAAGGCGGACGTTTCTTAGGGAGGCGCGCGCTGCTGGGGTTGATCCACGCACTATTGAGCATTACGAAACTGCTCGTAAAAAAGCTTTTGATGCGCAAATGCGTTATCAATCTACATTAAGAAAAAAGAAACGTGGCATCGGTGGTGCTTTCAGAAAACTTAGTGGCGGCGGTAGCATTGAAAAATATCGTGACCTTGCACAAAAAGCCAGACTCGAAATCGAAGAAGCAAAAAAGGGTTTGTTAAGCGATGTTAAAAAGCAAGGCGAACTTCAAGCAATACGGCGTAAACGTAAGACTACTGTAGAAGAGGGCATTGCTGCAATGACACGCAAGCGCGGTAAAGCTTCTCTTATATCTAGCCCTGCTGGTGGTGCTGGATTTTTTCAAAGGTATTTTGGATAATGGACAAAACAGCTAAACATTACATCAAGAAGTATGAGACTGCGCGAAATCAACGCACTCCCTTTGAAGATCTTTTCCAAGAGTGTTACGACTATGCTCTCCCCCAGCGTGAAGGCTTTTACTTCAATGCGCCGGGTCAACGCCGTGATGACCGAATCTTTGACGAGACTGCGGTAGTTGGCGTTCAAGAGTTTGCCTCTCGTTTGCAGTCTGGGCTTGTTCCCAACTTCGCTCGTTGGTCTGACTTGGTTGCTGGCTCGGAAGTTCCCGCAGAAGAAGCAGATGAAATCAACAACAGCCTTGATGAAGTCACAGAGTATATCTTTGAGATTCTTGCAAACAGTAACTTTGCACAAGAGGTGCATGAGTCATTCATGGACTTGGCTGTCGGAACTGGCTGCTTGCTGGTTGAAGAGGGCGATGCAGTAAACCCAATCCGTTTCAGTGCTATCCCTCTTCCTAAGGTCGTTCTTGAGAATGGCCCCGATGACCGCATTGACCATGTATATCGTGAGCGTGAGATTCGCCATAACGACATAAAGATTGTTTACCCCAAAGCAAAACTCTCCCCCAAGATGCAGGATATGATTAACCGCAAGGGTGACGAGAAGTGCAAAGTTCTTGAGGTTGTATGTCGCCTGTATGACAAACCCAACCAAGAGCGTTACGGCTACTACGCCATTGATAAAACTCATGGCGAGTTAATCTTTGAAGACACCTTTGAAGGCGTGGGCAGCAATCCGTTTGTTTGCTTCCGCTGGTCTAAAGCTGCTGGCGAAGTATATGGTCGCGGCCCATTGGTAAACGCTCTGTCTGCAATTAAGACAACCAACCTTACAATCCAGCTTGTATTGGAAAATGCACAGATGGCTATCTCTGGTATTTACCAGATGGACGATGATGGGATTATCAATGTCGATACGATCAATCTTGTGCCGGGGACTGTCATTCCTAAAGCACCCGGCTCAAATGGGTTACAACCTGTTGCGGCAGCCGGAAGCTTTGATGTTGCCAATCTTGTTCTTAACGACATGCGGATGAACATTAAGCGCGCATTGTATAATGATATGCTCGGTGATCCGAACCGGACACCCGCCACGGCTACCGAAATTGCAGAACGCATGGCTGACTTGAGCCGCCGTATTGGTTCTGCCTTTGGTCGCTTGCAAGCAGAGATGGTTCAGCCCATTCTGCAACGCGTAGTTTACATTCTGCGTAAGCAGGGTCGCATTGATCTCCCAACAGTTAATGGTCGTGAAGTAAAAATTCGGAGTGTATCTCCCTTGGCGCAAGCCCAGTCTAATCAGGACATCACAACTGTTGCGAGATTCCTTGAGGTAGTTGGTGCAAACTTCGGGCCGGAGATGGTCAACTTGCTTATCGACTCAGAAGAGACAGCGGTTTACTTGGCTAAGAAGTTTGGCGTTCCTGATAACCTAATCAGAGACGAAGCCGAGCGTGAACAGATTCAACAGATGCAACAAATGATAGCGCAAATGCAAGCGCAGCAACAAGGCGGTGGTGTGGTATAGATGTCACATATTGGAGTAGATGGTTTTCCTCGACCACAAAAAGAGGACGAAAAGATTTCTATGGATATTAAGGCCTTGCTGGGAACTCCGGCAGGCAAAGAGGTTCTTCGCTATCTCCGTTCCATTACATTGGATGCGGTAGCTGGCGGAGGCATTAGCGATGGCGAACTCCGTCACTTGGAGGGTCAACGCTTTATAGTCGCGCTAATTGAACGGCGCATTAACCATGCAGAAAAGGTAGAAAGTAAATGAGTGAAGCAACAGATAATGTGGAAGCGCAAGCCGAAGCACCTGAAGCCGTAACAACTGAGGTAGCAGACAGCCGCCCTGAGTGGCTTCCTGAAAAATTTAAGTCTCCAGAAGATTTGGTAACTTCTTATTCCTCCCTAGAGAGCAAGCTAGGTAAGGGGCAAGATGAGTTGCGCGAATCTATTATGGGTGAAATTGAGCAAGAGGCTTTTGCTAATCGCCCTGAATCATCTGGTGATTACACCCTTCCAGAGGGTGCTGACGAGCTGGCAGATGATCCTAATGTAGATTGGTGGGCAAACTTTGCTTGGGAGAACGGTTTCTCTCAGGATGAGTTTAACGAAGGTTTGGCTCG